CACTATGCTCTGCCGCTGCGTTAGTCCGAACGCCTTCTGCTGTTTGATTCTGGCCGCCTTCTTCGACCAATCGAGCGCCGATCTGAACCATCTGTCGCTCTTTGTGCACCATCGCTTCATAGGCAGCACTGTTAGCCTGCGATTGGATTAGTGTTGCAGATCCACCGCCTTGGGTAGTTATTCCACGCCGTGCGCCAACCTGGATGCCGTTGGGGTTAAGCTCGTTCCATGTGCTGCCATTCATTGAACCGATGTCGATGTGTAGCATTGCCTGACTAAACATAAACAAAGACTCTTCATAGTCTGCGCTATTCATGTAGTGGCTGATATTTACAACTGACAGGTCATAGATTGGTGCGTTATCAACATCGGGCGCATTATTCATTGAGCCGATGAAGATAAATGGTATTACATCCCAAGTCGCGCCGCTTGCGTCCCTAGGCGTAATGGCCTCGCCGATCATGTTGCCGCCATCATCGTAAATAGATTGAGTGTAAACACCCTCGATCAATTGTAGCACTCGATAACGGTCGCGCTCATCATAGCTGAACGGGTCTAACTGTTCTTTGTGCTTCTCTTTCAGTACCACCAAAACCAACTTACCGCTTTCTTCGCGCCAATTGATTATAGTCTCGGCTTTATACTCTTTGATTGATGGGCGCAAACCAAGGCGCTGTACGTCTTCAGCAGTTAGGTTGCCCTCTGCACTAGGGTAGTCGGTCAGGATGCCATGACGGCCCACTGCCATTACATTGTGCAAACAGGATCTCATCAGCTGGTTTAATGAGTTGCCGGAGTTGTCTGCATCTTCGAGGAGGTATTCCATTCCGCTGGGCAGTTCAACCTCGGGGCCTTTGCGCATACCAGCACCAACCAAACTCGACAGTGTTCGCTGTGTAACGCCGTAGAACATAGCCCGCAGCTTATAAGCATCATAGCGAGCCTGATCAGGCTGAGCGAATGGCGGCAGGTATGAGGTGCCCTTTTCTTTAATGCGTTTCTCGCCGGCAACACAGTCGCGCACCTTTGACCAGATCGGCAAATTGTAGCTGTATTCGGCGCTCGCTTCATTAACTGGCATAGTATTTTCCTAGTGTGTAAACGTTACATTAATATTTGAAACGGGTCTCAATATTGGCATCTCATAAGCTATCGGATAGGTCGAGGCATCATTCTGGTGGTCTTTCCCGCCCCGCTTATCTGGTTCGCCATTCTCTGAATATACTTGCTGCTCGAAACAAGCGGCAACGTCTGGGCAAGCTAAGTCATTCACGAACAGTAGGCCTTTCTCAAATGCGTTATTGGTCGCGTTGATTCGATCCTTAACCGCTGGGTTAGTTGAGTTATATCGGCAATCAAAATTAAACTCACCCTCTAAAACCGCAATATCCGATTCACTTGCCCCACCCAACCTAGTTCTGTTCTTGCCCGAGCTGTCCGGGTAGATAATTATTTTGTTCTTCGGGTACATCTCTTTGATTGTCTGCGCGACGGTTGGCGTATTATAACCGTCTTTGATCTGGTCTACAGCGTGAAACTCTTTACCACGCAAAACGTAGACAGTCGCCGCCATCTTATCAATATTAAAATCCATTCCGATAAACACAGGCTCATCATTCTGGACGACCTCACGGCTTCTATGCTTTGCCCGATCATATGAACGGTAAACAGTGCCTGACGTTAGGTTAACGAAATCCCCGTTAATGTACGCACTAATAAGCTGCGATGGATAAGTTTCGACGAGCGATTCGATATAATCGGGCGGCAGATAGTCCATGTTTTCGTAAGTCGAGGCCTGCACCATTGAGTAGCTCTTCGTTGGCTCACTCGCAAACTGACTATAAACAAACTTAAATCCTTCTGGTGTTGTCGTAACGCCGATAGAGTTTTCAACGCCAGGTATCACCAGTCGCATCCGTGAAATGATCTTGTTCCAAGCGTTTTGCGCTTTCTTCTGTTCGAAGACGTCTATCTCGTCAACTAGTGCCCGCGAAATCTTGAAGCCGATAATCGAGTTGGGGTTATCCATTGACCGACATATGACAGTGCCATAATAAACAGAGCCACGATAAACATGAACCTCTTTATCTGACACCATTGTGCGGCAACTGAACCCCATCAACTCTGCGGCCTCCTCAAACGTCGGGTAAAAGATGTCCCGGATAGACGGATAGCTCGGCCCAAAATAACCCTGAACAGTGCCAGGATGCCGACCAAAAAAAACCAGTATATCAATACAGCCTATAAAGGTCTTTCCAGAACCGAACCCTCCAACATAGGCCCGATACTTAGTGTTAAGTCCGTTTAAGAATATGTTTTGCGGACTACTCAGTCTTAGCATTAGTAACCTTAACGTCTCCAACAGCTGGTTTGACATCAAACGTAACGTTCAAAGACTGGGCCTTTGTTTCATCTTCATCGACCTCGGGCTTATCATGCCATTTGAATCTGTTTGCAAAGTACAGTTTAACCAAAGGCGCGTTTACTTCCTTCGAGTACATCATTTCCTCAAGACGATCTTCCCAGAACGCTTGGCTGTGCTCTCTTGCAACCTCCAATATGTCTGAAAATGAGGGGTTGACCTCGGCCCACTTGTAGATCGTAGACCTCGCAACGCCCAGTTCACGGCCTAGCTGTATGATAGATTTGCCACCAGCCAAGAAGTCATAGGCTATTTTGTCGTGCTCTGTCTTATACGCAGTTGGTCGCCCAAGAGCGGTAGATTTTACTCGCTTGTCACTCATTAGAACCCCGTCCTAATAGTTGGAGCCAGTCCCACTGGCCCCGATTAAATTACTTTCTTTTTGCGTGATTCCTCAAGATCTGCCGAGAATAGTCGTCGACCTCGAATCTTTTTCTTTTCCCGATCGTATGGAACTAACCCGCCGTTCGCGTTAATAGTAAGCGGCTGCCATTTGCTTGCTGCCACCTCATACCAATAGAACGACTTCGGCCTGATTGGAAACACCCACAGGCCTGCCTCGGTTATTGACGAATCATTAATATCATCGTACTTGAACGAATCCCCAACCTGCACAGACCTGCTCAGCTTTGCCAATATCAAGTTATACAGTGAATTATCTGCAACCGTATCAACTGACGTGAGTGTAACTGTTATCTCGCTCATCTCTACACCAAAAAATATAGGCAATTTGTTGAATTATACGCTAATTTGAGGTAAATGCTAAACAGTATAGACAGAGCGCCGAATCTGGGCAGTGGTGCCAGGCTTGTGCCCACCAAGGCAATCCTTAACCTCCTCCCGCGTTACTGTCCTGCGTCCAATCTCGCCATAAGTCTTAGACCGATCCACTACTGTAAGGAATGACCGACTCCGCCAACCATGTTCGTGCGCGTAAGCATCTGCCCCAGCAATCTGGTTCCACGACTCAACCAGACAGGTGCCCAGCTCTTTAGTGACTGATCGGTGGTGGATATGCCCGATGTCAATATAGTGATATATCGTCTCACCAAAGTCTTGCGCGTAATCCGTCGCCATCACGTCTGCCAGCTTTACCGGTTTGCATTTGTCCGAATGGTGAACCATCACAAGAGTATTTCCCATTCTGTATGGGATGAACACGTTAGCATTCTCTAATATAGTTACCCGTGGATTGTCTTCGTATAGCATCGTTAGCCATACCTGGGCTGTTAGGTCCAAAGCTCGGCTGTGGTTACCTTGGTTGATAATCACGTCAACGTACTTAAACCGCTGCGCGCACCGCTCGATGATATATCTGTAAACCCTGGCGTAAACCTTCACCATCATGGCTAATTTGCCATCAGTGTCTAAAGCATGGCCAGAATGCGCAGTCGTGCCGCTAATGTTCTCGTAATGACTAAAGTCACCCAGATCATTTATCACGCACCGCTCACAGGCTGGCGTGCGCTCGACAAGGCGGTCAATCGCTAAGCATAACTCTTGCTCTGCGATCTTCAGGTTAAACTCCTGCCCCACTTCAACAGCGTGCGCGATCATGCCAATATGGGCATCACCGATCTGAAACCACGGTATAACGTCGGTGTCGTAATTCTCGACAGTATATGATTGTACCGGCAACTCAGGGATAGGCTCGACAAACGCGGCAATAGCGGTCTGTATTAGATCTATCTGCTTGTCCAGCTCAGTCTTTGCCCAATACTGAAATACTTTGCCGTCTTTGACTTGGATAGTCGCCTTGGTTGCAGTCATGCCCTGCGGCATTGGTACAGTTAGACCGATCTCAGGATGATAGAACCTGGCACTGGCCTTCTTCTTAATGCTTTGCAGATGATCGTTTACTGTTGTCTTACCTAGCCCAAGCTCTTTAGCCATTGCTCGACTACTCAAGCCTTTGCGCTTTAGTTTTAGAACCTCACCCTGTCGGCTGGTCAGTTCCATCTCGTCGAATAATTCGTTGTCCCAATCCCACATTTTAATACCCTGAGTATGAATTAAGGCCATACCAGTCGATTCACATCGAGCACAGGCGCTGGCAAGGCAGAGGCCAGTTGCAGACGGATCACCCCCACAGAGTTTACCTGCGCCGAGTCTAGCACTTTTCTATAGACAAAAAAAAGCCCCGAACGCATCAGGGCAAAGGGAGTACAAACAACGGAATGACAATATTAGTCTTTTTGCTCCCGTTTCGCAATCTCCCGTTCCAAGTACCAAACTGCCTTTTTCAGATCCTCAACCGCAGCACCCTTCTCGTCGCATCGCATAATGTATTTGACGGCATTGCCAAGGCAGAAGCCCATGTGCTCTGTGATCTGTATCACTTCCACGCCGCTGGGGTGTGAAGTGTAGTGCGCAGGGTGGTTCACGTTGTCAGCCTCAACCACAGGGTTTGCCCAGCCGTCTCGCGCCTCTTTCATCTGCATCACTTCAGCGCCCGTCAATCGCCCGCACGGCATGCTGTTCAGCCACTCGGTCGAATCCACGTCTAAAAAGAAAGCCTGTCGTGCTGCTCCTGACCCGAACGCCGCATTATATATGTGTGACAGGTCTTTGCTTTCCAAGTAAGTCCAGAATCTATCTAGTGTTGTGCCTATCATTGTTGTTTGCTCCATTGTTG